GACACGTCCACGGTCCGTAACCTTAAACAGACAATCGTCCCCATTAATCAAAAGTTGACTCTGGACAAGAGTCAAAGGACGATTACGATCTAACTCGATCACCCATCTACACAGTGCTGCGTTCACAATGCACAAGATAGGGAAACTAACGATGGAACCCATCAACTGCCCATGATGTTGAGTAAGAATCTTCCTCTCATCATCAGGATCATCGAAGTGATGTCCAGTCAACGCGGTGTGGAAAAGCGACCTAACCAGGTCTAAACTTTCACCTGAGAGACCATTGTCTTCCCAGCAATCCACAATCGCATCGACCGCAGCATCACTTGCGAACGAGTAGAGCTCGTTGGTCGAATCCTTGTAATCCCCAGACAAAAATTTCTGGCCGGGAGACATGGGATCAAGACCACCGAGAACTCTTTGAAGAACTCGTGCAGATATAGTTTCCCCGATGAGTGTAAATGTTGGATTTAGCCGAAGGGTTTTAAACATTTCCTTCTGAAGCGGCTTCAGTACATAGTACAATTTCGCCGGTCCTTTAGAAATGACCCGGGCCTTCAGGGCCTCCGCTAAACCAACGGGTTTCACCATAGACAGTTTTGAATGGGCATCAAGTGCCATGTCAATCCAATGTGACAAGAACAAAGGTTTGGTATCCCCTAGGTCCACAACAATGCGGTCCGCGGGTAACCAAGCCTTTCTCATCACATCATCGACACTGTCTTTCGAGTCATGAACATAATTTTCGTTAAAGACTCGTACTGGTGTAACCGACGTTTTACACTCAATCTGTGAACCTCCAGTAACACCCTGGATCACAGCAGCCGACCCCCCCGTGGACTTCTTATTCTCATAACAAGCATTAAAGCTAGGTGCATAGAAGTCAAAATCAGATAGATCTAAAGTAGAGCCTGAGAAAAGCTCCTTGGCAGTTCGCCTAATTTGAAACTTAATCGACTCGGGATTGCATCTTAAATAATTTTTTGCAAGATCCTGAGGATTAACTGATCTCTGAAACCGCCCATAACCTTTGGGACGGACACCGGGAATCCTATCACTAGGATTGTAGATTTCCCATCTACGGGGCTGGGTGAGAGCATGTATCGTTTGTTTAACAGCTCTTTTAACAAACTCATCAGATGGACGGGAGAGTCCTTTCTTCGCGTTCTTTACAGTAAAGACCAACTGGTCAAATTTAGTACTGTCGAAGACCTTAAGTTTCTTCATGAAACGACGATATCTCCCGGGAACCAACTGAGTGGTGCAAGGCGCAAAGGGACACGCCGGAAACTCCTGCTTTTTAA